CTAGAAGCTTTTGGATGGAGTGATAACTGGAAGGAATACAGTCTATGTGAAGCTATAGATGTTTTCTTTAGGCTTTTTAAAGTAGGGCCTATAGTTATGATCAATGTCCTTGATCCCAAGGTTCACAAAGTATCTGTAACTGATGCAGCTATAACTTTTTCCAAAGGGGTAGCTAAAGTTGAAGATAAGGGAATCTTATTGGATACCTTAGAGATCACAGGTAAGGTCCAAGGGACAGATTACACAGCAGAATTTAATGAGGATGGAAGCGTAAATCTTATAGCTATAACTATTGATGACGGAGATCTAACAGTGAGCTATGAGAAATTAGATCCTACTGCAGTTGATGATGATGACATCATAGGGGGAGTTGATTCTACCACTTTAAAGAATGAGGGGCTTGCTCTTATTCCTAATGTATTTACTAAGTATAACAGAGTACCTAATATTGGGCTGGCTCCAGGTTGGACACATATACCTGCAGTTGCTCAGTCCCTGGTATCTAGCATGAAGGACATCAATGAGGTATTCAATGGAATAGCTCTTACAGATATTGATACTGAAACTGTAGATGCCTATAGCAAGGTTCCAGAGTGGAAGAATCAAAATAGCTATGTCCATGAAAACCAGTATAACTTTTGGCCAAGAGCTAACCTAGGAGATAAGATCTATCATATATCCACTCTAGTGGCAGCTTCTATGTATACCATAGACAAGAATAATGAAGATATCCCTTTTGAGTCTCCGTCAAATAAGTTGCTCATGACTACGGGAATATGCCTTTCAGATGGAACAGAAGTAGAACTAAACTTAGGGCAGGCCAACTACCTAAATGATAATGGAGTGGCTACTTCAATCAACTTTAACAATGGATGGAGACTCTGGGGGAACAGAACTGGATGTTACCCAAGCAACACAGATGTTAAAGACAATACGATCACCAATAAGAGGATGTTTATCTGGGATAACAATAACTTTACTCTAACATACTGGCTTGATGTAGATAAGCCGGCAACGCCAAAGCTCATGGATAAGATAGTGGATTCATATAATGACTATTACAATGGTCTTGTAACTAAGCAAGCAATCTTGGGAGGAAGAATAGAGTTTAACCAAGGTGAGAACCCTACTACCAGTCTTATAGATGGAAAATATTACTTCAAGAGGTACATGGGTCCTGTAGGAGTAGCTGAACTTATAGAATCAGATCTTGAGTATGATACTGAGTATCTAAAGACACTATTTGGAGGTGGTAACTAATGCTAGGAGGAATTCCTACTTCCCTGCAGGGATTTAGCGTATACCTGGATGCAATAAGAGACTTGGGGGTAGTAGACATTGAGCTGCCTAATATCCAGTTTATGACAGATACCTTAAGTGGATCTGGAATAGCAGGAGAGATTGAGTTTCCGGTTCCAGGCTTAACCCAGGCAATGCAGATGAAGTTAAAAAAAAGAGCTGTGAACCAGCAATTTTCTACATTATTAGCACCTAGAATTCATAACCTGACTTTCAGAGGAAAGGTAGTCATGGCAGATCCAAGTCAGCCGTATAGAAAGATGAAGAATAGGAATATAAGGATAGTTGCCAATGTGGCCCCTAAGGCTAAGAACTTAGGTAAGGGAGAGGTTGCAAAATCCATGGAAGTGGAATCAGAGTTCGAGTTGCTAAGTATCAGAGTATTTGTTGATGAAATTCCTACTCTGCATATAGACAAGCTTAACAATAAGTTTGTAGTAGATGGGATCAATTACTTAGACGATGATGATTTCTTGTAGAAATAAAAAAAGGCTTCTCTCCCCAGAAAAAGCCTTTTAGAAGGAAGAATAATCTATTAAGATATTTTCCCCTTTGCTTAAATAGAACAATAAGAGTATACAGTTCATTTGTAAAAAGATCAATAGTAAACAATTAAACTCTATAAAAAAGGGAAGCTCCTACTGGGAATAGGAGCTTTTAAAAGGCGAGTCGTTGCTATGACTTTTACGACTCGCTAAAAGTATACGATGTATTATTGGAAAGTCAATAGACTGATTACAATTAATACACGGAAATTTTACATTTGTATTATTAGCAATAAAAAAGGCTTCTTAAGTAGAAGCCTTTGGAAGCTATGGTTGAAGAAACGTTAATGATTTTGATGTCCCTTTAAAGGTACTCAAAAATCAATATTTCTGAAAAAAGTTGGGGCTGGGCTCCCGGCTAATTATAGGAGCCCATCTGAACACAGTCTGTACATGGTAGACATCTGTGTTGATAAAATAATACTACAACTGTGATAAAAAATCAATACTAAAATCCGTTTTTTTTATTTTTAACAAAGGAGAAAATTTATGAAAGAAAAGTCAACAGAACCAAAAGGTGAAGCAGAAGTAGTTGGAAAAACTATCATTGTAAAGCTTTCTAAAAAAGTTACTTTTAATGATCTTGAAATTGAGAAAGTTGAGTTGGATTTTGGATCCTTAACTGGAGCAGATATCTGTGAAGCAGAAACTAACTTCAGGGATAGATTTTTTCAACCTATTCCAGATGCAAATTATTCTATTGCTTATCAGGCATCAGTAGCAGCTAAGGCAGCTAAACTGCCGTATGAATTAATTCTTAAATTAAACCACAAGGAGTTTTCAGCAGTAACAGGAGCAGCCAAGGGTTTCTTACTTGGGTAGACCTTGATTCCGAGACAAAAATTCAGAAGCTAAGGGAAGCAATTCTTGCGGCAGGAATGGTCAGTAAAAGTGGAGCGGAGTTCTTCTATCGAATGAGGCTGAAAGAGTTAGTAAGCTGGTTGGAGGCGATACCTAGTGAGTAACAGAAACTTTATAATGAAGATTGGTGGGGTGGTGGATCCCTCTTTATCTAAAAGTTTTAAAAAGTCCTCCAGCGAACTAAAGAAGCTTAGCGATGAAATGCGAAAGTTAAAAAGTACAAGTAGACATATTTCAAAATTAAAGCAATCTGAAGCTAAATTGGAGGAACAATTTGCCAAGGGAAGAGAGGAGTATAAGAGGCAACAAAGAGAGTTATATGAAACCAGTAAGAAGGTAGGAGATCTTCAAAAGTCTCTTAGTAAAACTAAGAAACCTACAAAGGCCATGATTAATGAGTTTAAGAGGGCTAAAAAGGCAGAGGATCAACTAAAAGCCAGTACAGTAAAGCAACGAAAAGCTCTGGTTGATGGTATGAGACAGATGAAAGAAGCAAGAAGTGAAACTAAGAAGTATTCTAAAAGTCAGGAAGAACTCGCTAGATCTATGAAGAAGGTGGAGGATAGGCAGAAGAAACTTAAGGAATATGAGGGACTAAAAAAGTCTGTTTCAGATAATGCAGGAGGGACCTTTGCCAGGTCAGCAGGAGAAGCTGCAGTCTTAGGAGTAGCGGTTAAGTTTGCCATTGATGACGAGGAGGCTTTTGCAGATGTAAGGAAGACCACTGGATTAGCTGGAGAAGAGGCTGAGAGGTTTAAGAAGGAGCTGAAAAGAGTTACTAAGGATATTCCTAAGTTCAATGCTGAAATCTACGAAATTGCTGCAGCTGCAGGACAAGCTGGAATAAACTTAAAAGAGATTCCGAAGTTTGCTGCAGATACAGCTAAAGTATCAGTAGCTTTTGATATGGATGCAGGAGATGCAGGAGGAACCTTGGCTACCTGGAGAGAAGCATTTAAGATGAGCCAGGAAGAAGTAATGGTTCTGGCAGATCAGATGAACCTCATTGGAGATAATATTAAAGTTGCTCCCGCCCAGGTCGCTCAGATAACTACTGCAGTGGGGCCACTAGGAAAAATGGCTAACTTTGCGGAGGCACAGACCTCGGCTCTAGGTGGAACTCTTATAGCCCTAGGAGTTAAAGACGCAAATGTAGCATCAACTGCAATAAGAAAACTATACGGGACTCTAGCATCAGGAGAAGCTGCAACAAGTAGTGTTTCAAGTGCTTTTAAGAAGATAGGATTAGATGCTGTTCAAGTTGCTCAGGATCTTCAGAAGGATTCTGAGGGGACTCTGATGAGGGTATTTGAAGGGCTTAATAAGCTAGATAAGTCTGAGCAGCTATCTGTAACTAAACAGTTATTTGGTGAAGAAGCAATGAACAGCATGGGAACGCTTATAAGTAACACTAAGTTTCTACAGGAGAACCTTAAGCTTGTAGGAGATGCCAGCAAGTACTCAGGAAGTGTTATAGCTGAATACAATAACAAATTGGACACAACTGCTACAGATCTGAAGCTGGCAATGAAGGCTACTGCAGGTATGGCAGCGACAACTACAAGATTCTTTCTTCCTCCTATTAGAAGTGCAGCTGGAATGATGGGAGAGTTTAGCAATGGAATAAGTGAGTTTACAGAGAAGTATCCAGAAGTTTCAAAGGTACTTTCATATGGTGCTGCAGGGTTTATAGGTTTGAAACTAAGCACAAGTGGAGCAGTGATGGGACTGAAAATGTTGGGGAATACTAAAAAGGATCTTATCTTTTTAAAGGATACAGCTCTGCTTATAAAGGGATGGAAACAATGGAGTCCTATATTAGGTGGACTAAAAACTGGGATAACTACTTTGGGAACTTTAGGAAAAGCAGCCCTATTTAATCCATGGGTATTAGGAATAGGAGCCGTAGTTGCAGGAGGATATCTGATATATAAGAACTGGGACAAGATAAAGGAGGGCTTTAAGGCAACAGGAGAGTATTTAAAGCGAGGAATTCCATTAGTGAAAGCAGCTTTTCTTCATATGGTTCCTGGTTACACTATATATAAAAATTGGGGTCTCATAAAGAAAGGCTTCAAGATAACATATGATTATATAAGTGGAGGAATACTAAAGCTGACTGATCTTTGGAAGAAGTTTAATGTACCAGGTCGAGCCTTTAAATGGGTCAAAGAAAAGTATAAAAAATATACTGGCGAAGGGGTACCAGCATATGGAAGAGGTGGAGTAGTAACCAGTCCGCATTTAGCTATAGTAGGTGATTCTAAGGAATCAATTATACCTCATGATGGCAGTAGGAGGTCCAGATCTCTTTGGTATGATGCAGGGAATAGAATGGGAATGTTTGTTGGAAAAGGGATTCCAAGCCTAGCTTCCAAAATACAAGAAACAAAAGTAGATCAAAAGGT